CAGGTATTTCTGCTATTACTGTAGATGCCTATGGGCGTGTGACTGCTGTCACAGGTACTGCCAATTATGCGACAACAACTCAAGCTGGCAATTCCTACGACCAAGCAAATAATGCTAGAGATCAAGCGAACACTGCTCGTAATACTGCTAACAGCGCTTATGGACAAGCAAATACAGCAACAACAAATGCTGGTAATGCATATGGTGCTGCTAACACTGCTCAGACAAATGCATTGAATGCATATGGACAAGCAAATACTGCTCGCGATACCGCAAATAGTGCATACGGACAGGCTAATACTGCAACAACAAATGCTGGTAATGCATATGGTGCTGCTAACACTGCTCAGACAAATGCATTGAATGCATATGGACAAGCAAATACTGCTCGCGATCAAGCAAATACTGCTCGCGATCAAGCCAATACTGCCAGAACACAAGCAAACACTGCTTATGCCCAAGCCAACAGCGCGTATAATCAAGCCAATAATATTATTTCTGGTTGCACTGCAGTCAGGATTTTGTCAACTAATGCAAATGTTATTGCAGTAACATCAGCAACAGGAACGCAAACTGCTGATCTTTCGCTATCTGACTATTTCCGATATGTGTTAACAGGAACGACAACAATAACATTTAGCAATGCACCTTCTTCAGGGAATGCTAAAAACTTTTCAGTTTTGGTCCTGCAAGATTCAACTGGTAGCAGAACATTATCTTGGGGTAATACAATTTACTGGGCTGGTGGCACCACACCTCCAGCAACAACTGCGGCGAGTGCTCGTGACTTGTGGCAATTTGTAACGTATGATGGTGGATCAACATTCTGGGGAACACTAGCAATTAAAGATGCTAAATGATAACTTTAGCATCTCTTTGAATTTATTATGAGATATCCTAAATGAAAGAGGCTTTAAATGGCGCAACCTTCTACACGCACACAACTTAAAGACTATTGCTTGAGAAAACTTGGATTTCCAGTCGTCGATATCAATGTTGACGATGAACAGTTGGAAGATCGAATCGACGACGCTTTGCAGTTGTTTCAACAATATCATTTTGATGGCACAGAAAGAACCTGGTTAGCGCATCAATTAACAAGTGGTAATATTACAAACAAATATATTCAACTTGCAGATTCGATTATTGGTGTTTCAAAAGTATTTCCATATACAGGCTCAACTCAGTCATCAACCTCATCAGCTGGATTTAATATTTTTGATATTAATTATCAATTGCGTCTCAATGATTTTTATAATCTAACATCCTCATCTTATACCTATTATGTGATAGCTCGAGAACATCTTTCAATGCTCGATATGATTATTACTGGTGAATATCCGTATACATTTAATAAAAAAACTGGTAGATTATATCTTCAAATTGATATGGATAGCCGTTTTACAGCTGGCAATTATATGTTATTTGAATGTTTTAGAATTGTTGATCAAGATGTATATTATAAAGTTTTCAATGATGTATGGCTTAAAGAATATACAGCACAGTTATTCAAAAGACAATGGGGAGAAAATTTGAAGAAATATGATAATTATGTTCTTCCTGGTGGAATTACAATTAATGGTCAGAAAATTTGGGATGAAGCAACACTTGAAATTGAAAAACTCGAGATCAAATTACGCGACACCTACGAAGAACCAACTCCCTTTCTTGTAGGATAAAATGGCTACCTCAGTCTATTTTAATAATCAATATGCAAGAACTGAACAATTCTTGATTGAAGATTTAATTATTGAATCTATCAAGAATCATGGTATTGATGTTTATTACATTCCTAGAGATTCACGATCTTCAATCGATGAACTATTTGGTGATGATCCAGTAAAATCATTTACAAGTGCATATAAAATTGAAATGTATTTAGAAACATTTCGTGATTATGAAGGAAACAAAGAATTCTTTGGTAAATTTGGATTAGAAATTCAAGAGACTGCAAGATTATGCATGGCACGGCGCACTTTTGAAAGATATATAACTAAAGTATTGCCAACAACTCATCATGTTCCAAAGGAAGGTGATTTAATTTATCTTCCAGTTCAATTTAAATTGATGGAAATTAAATTTGTTGAAGAAGAAAAAAACTTTTTCCAGTTAGGTAAAGATGCAAAAAATCCATATATGTATGGATTAACTGTAGAAGCATTTAAATATAATGGTGAATTTATTAATACTGGTGTAGCAGTAATCGATCAAATTCCAGATATACAAGCAATTACAGTTGAACATACAGTTCAGTCTGGTGGAACTGGCTCATATAAAAATCTTGAGTGGGTGTATCAAGGTGCCTCACTTGCTGCTGCCACTGCTAAAGGAATTGTCGCAAGTTGGGACAAGCCTGAATTGAAACTAGAATTGCGAAATATTAAAGGTTCATTTACAAGTAGTGTTGCAATAATTGGTGCAACGAGTGGTGCATCATATTTAATGAATGCTGCTGATACAATGCGTAATGCAAATAATGAAGATATGCAAGATAATTATCGCATTGAAACAGAAGCTGATAATATTATTGACTTTAGTGAAGTCAATCCATTTGGTGAACCATAATGCTGTCAAGCACACATTTCTATCATCGAATCACTCGTAAAATGGTTGTGGCGTTTGGCACACTGTTTAATAACATTCGTATGGTTCGTTATAATAAAGCAGGCACGCAAGAAATTGAACGAATAAATGTTCCACTTCAATATGCCCAAAAAGAAAAATTTTATCAGCGCATTACTCAAGATCCAGAATTGACAAAAGAAGTGCAAATGACACTTCCAAGAATGAGTTTTGAACTAGATTCTATATCATACGACCCACTTAGAAAAAGAAGTTTATTTGTAGAAAGTTACTCTGCAAATTCAAGCACTACAGTAAAAGTTATTCGCACCACACCTTACAATTTTGATTTTACATTGAGCATTTATGTTCGTAATACTGAAGATGGTACACAAATTGTAGAACAAATATTGCCATACTTTAATCCTGATTATAATTTAACGCTTGACATAGTTGGATTAGCAGATCAAAAAGTTGATATTCCATTCATTTTAAATAATATTTCTTATGATGTTGATGATGTTGGTAGTGGTGAAACTACTCGTATTTTGATTTGGAATCTTACATTTACCGCAAAAGGTTATATGTATGGTCCAATCACAACAAAAAATATTATTCGAAAAGTCACTGCAAACACTTTCAACACTCTCGCATCTGAAGATGAGCGTGTTGTAACATTCGAAAATTCTGGTGGTCAGGGAACATTTAAAATTGGTGAACTTGTTTATGAAGGTCGTGATTTGAGTTCAGCAAACGCAACTGCATTTGTAGAAAATTGGGATCCAAGTGCATTTAGATTAGTTGTAACTGATGTCAATGGCATATTAAAAACTGGTAAATATCTCACTGGTGCTGTTTCAAATGCAGCATATAATATTGCAAGTTTCTCTACCAACGATTTGCAACTTTCTAAAATACAAGTCATACCAGATCCAAATACTGCAAATGCAAATACCGCATTTGGATTTGATACACTAGTGCAAGAGTTTCCAGCGATAACATAATATGAGTGACGTTGATAATAAATTAAGTGACATATTAAATACTGATTATGTTCCTGTGGTGAAAGAAGATAAGCCTATCACTATTCATCAATCACAGGAAGATAATCCAGATGCACATTATTCACGCGCAAATTATTATAATCTAATAGAAAAAGGCAACGAAGCACTTGATGGTATTCTTGAGGTTGCAAAAGAATCTCAGCATCCACGTGCATATGAAGTTGCTGCAAATATGATTAAAAATCTCTCTGACGTCACAGAGAAACTTATGATTCTACAAAAACAACAAAAAGAATTGCGAGGTCCTGAAGAACAGGCAGCACCAACGAACATCAATGTTGACAAAGCAGTATTTGTGGGGAGCACTGCTGAGTTATTAAAGCAGTTAAAGAATGAATCTAATCGCGAATAAATTGAAACATTATCTTGGTAATCCCAAGTTAAAACGAATCAATATGCAGATGCAACTCACGGAAGATCAAGTTCGTGAGTTTGTTAAATGTGCACAAAATCCAGAATACTTTATTGAAAATTATGTCAAGATTATCACACTTGATAAAGGTTTCGTTCAAATATCTTTGTACCCATTTCAAAAAGAAGTTGTTCAGGATATAAATGAAAATCGTCGCGTAATTGTAAAAGCAGGTCGTCAGGTTGGTAAAACTACGATTATCGTTGGATATATTTTATGGTATATTCTTTTCAATCAAGATAAAACAGTCGCAATTCTTGCAAATAAAGCAACAACCTCACGCGAAATTCTTGCTCGTATAAAATTAGCATATGAAGCATTTCCAATGTGGATTCAGCAGGGCGTTAAAGTTTGGAACAAAGGTGACATTGAACTCGAAAACGGATGTCGTGTCCTCGCCAACTCTACCGCATCAAGTGCAATCCGTGGTTTTTCTATCTCACTTTTGTATCTCGACGAGTTTGCATTTGTGCCGACAAATATTGCTGAAGAATTCTTCACATCTGTTTATCCTACAATCACCTCTGGTGAAACTTCGAAGATTCTGATTTCTTCAACGCCGAATGGAATGA